CCCTTGCTCTCACCATCCATCCAATGATGGCCATGGACGCAACAAGAATTCCTCGTGGGTTTACGCCAGAGGTTAAACCAGGGAAAATGTTTCTCACTAACGGCGCTCCTAGTGAAGTGTTACAGCCTTTCAACTTCGGTCAAGTGAGTCAAATTACGTTTGCACAGGCTGATGCGCTACAGAAGATGGTACAAACTGCTACAGGCGCTATTGACAGCGCTGGCATTCCAGGCTCCATAAACGGAGAAGCCACTGCTGCGGGTATTTCAATGTCTTTAGGTGCTATCATTAAGCGCCACAAGCGAACATTAATCAATTTCCAAGAAAACTTCCTTATTCCCTTTGTTGAGAAAAGTGCATGGCGTTATATGCAGTATGCTCCAGAGCGTTTCCCCGCCAGAGACTACAGCTTCCATGCAACATCGACGCTAGGCATTATTGCCAGAGAGTATGAAGTGACACAGTTGGTTCAGTTGTTGCAGACAATGGACAACAATAGTCCTGTCTACAGCACATTGATTGAAAGCATTATTGACAACATGAACTTGTCTAACAGAGAAGAGCTTATTGCGCTTGTCAAGCAAGCCTCGCAGTCTTCACCAGAAGAACAACAAGCTCAACAGGCAGCACAGCAAGCACAGATTGACTTCCAGAACGCTCAAACAGCTACACTGGTGGCGCAGGCTGAAGAGTTTAAAGCGAGGGCTGGTAAATACGCTGCCGAAACTCAAGCAATCCCACAGAATGTCTTAACAGACCGTATTGAGGCTATAGCAGACCTTGAAGAAGATACGGATAAAGAATTCAATAGGCGCTTGAAATTGGCTGATAAGATGCTGGAAGAGCGTCGAATTGAAACAATGGAGCAAAAACAACAAAAAAGTTCTTGACATTTTATACAAAGTGTGGTATAATATGTATATAGCTTTTCGCTATAAAACCCCTGTCCCTTATGGAGAAACAGTATGACACCTGAACTAGAAGATTATTTTAACACCTTTTTTGAGCTTTTTAGTCGGAAAGGTTGGAAGCAGTTTAAAAAAGAAGTGGAAGAGAACGCTAAAGTGATAAACTCTGTAGAAGCCACCAAAGATGCTAACGACTTATATTTCCGCAAAGGACAACTCAATATAATGGCAAATATTCTTAACTTTGATGCCTCGATAGAGCAGGCCCATAAAAGTGCTAGTGAAGACGCTGAGGAAATCACTGAAGAGTGAGAGTAATCGCTGATTTTAAATGTAATGTTGGGCATGTCTGTGAGCTTTTTATAGACAACTCTGTAAGAGAAGCAGACTGTCCTGATTGCGGAAAACTAGCAAAACGTGTTATTTCACCTGTTCGTACAAAACTAGACCCCATCTCTGGCGACTTTCCGGGAGCTACGATGAAATGGGCTAGAATGCGAGAGAAAGAAATAGCTTTAGAACGAAAACGGGAAAACGCATAGCGCCCTTTAAATGCCCTCCACAATACTTAGGTACGGAGTTTAATAATGGCAGAATTACTAGACGAGCCACAAGAAGAAACAAAAGAAAAGAATTCACTTCTGGAAAATACTGACGAAGCACCAGAGCCTGAAGAAGAGACAATCTCCTCTGAAGACACCTCTGATGAAATGCCAGATCAGAGTACAGTTCCAGATAAGTACAAAGGGAAAAGCATAGAAGAGCTTGTCCGTATGCACCAAGAGGCTGAGAAAGTTATAGGCCGACAGGGAAGCGAGACAGGCGAACTACGCAAGATTGTAGACGAATTCATCTTGTCGAAAACTCAAAACAAAGAAGAACCCTCCCCTGCCGAGGAGGTAGACTTTTTTGGAAACCCCGAACAAGCTGTTAATCAGTACATTAGCAAACACCCCTCTATACAGAAGATTGAAAAAACTTCTGAAGAGGCAAGGCAGCGTACGGTACACGATCAACTTCAGCGACGTCATCCAGATATGAATGAGATTGTTGTTGACGAAAACTTCCAGAGTTGGGTAGGTAAGAGTAAAGTAAGAACAGACATGCTGCGTAGAGCAGATGTTGAGTTTGATTTTGAGCTTGCCGATGAACTACTGACGCTATGGAAGGAACGCAAAGGTGCCGCACAGACAGCGAATGATGCAGAGAAGACAGCGCGTAAGGAATCAGTCAAGAAGGCGTCTACAGGCGGCGCGACTGGTTCAGGGGAAAAGTCGAAAAAGATGTACCGAAGAGCAGACATTATTGAACTAATGCAACGCAACCCTGACCGATACGAAGCCATGCAAGATGAAATCACGCTGGCCTACAGAGAGGGACGGGTTAAGTAATCGGAGACTTTTAAATGGCTACTTCAACTTATCCTACCCAAACGGGTACAGTGGATAGCACAAGTGCCGCTACTTTTATCCCTGAGATTTGGAGCGATGAGATTGTCGCCAGTTACAAGGCCAATCTTGTAGCAGCGAATCTTATTAAGCGCATGTCAATGCGTGGGAAAAAAGGCGACACTGTACATATCCCTGCACCTACTCGTGGTAGTGCTTACGCAAAAACCGAAAACCAAGCGGTAACTTTGCAGAACGCTACTGAATCAGAAATCACTGTTATCATTGACAAGCACTATGAGTATTCTCGTCTGATCGAAGACATCACTCAAGTGCAGGCTCTGGCATCCCTCCGTCGTTTCTACACTGACGACGCTGGTTATGCTCTTGCCACCCAGGTTGACACTGATGTTCTGGCCCTTGGTAAGCAGTTCGGCAACGACGCCGGTACTGGCTTGGACTGGGTACACAACAACAGCTACTATGTTGACAGCTCTAACGGCATTGCCGCTTATGCTGCTGACACTGTTGCTGCTACTGATGTGTTCACCGACCTAGCTCTTCGTGAGCTAATTCAAGAAATGGATGACCAAGATACTCCTATGGACAACCGTTTCTTTATTGTACCGCCTTCAGTGCGTAAAACTCTGATGGGCATTGAACGATTCGTATCTAGCGACTTTGTTAGCTCCCGCACCGTTGAAAACGGTAAGATCGGAAGCATCTACGGTGTTGACTTCTACGTTTCCACCAACTGCCCCGTCATTGAAACTGCTGCTTCTAACACCGCAGCCGCTGTAGACGTACGTGCCTCTATCTTTGCCCATAAAGATACAATGGTTATGGCAGAACAATTGGGCGTTCGTTCTCAAACGCAATATAAGCAAGAGTATCTTTCTACTCTGTACACTGCTGACACCCTCTACGGTGTAGAAGTGTTGCGTCCTGAGACTGGTTTTGTCTTGGCTGTTACCAACTAAGACAGGCCTTAAGGGGATTCTTCGGAGTCCCCTTTTCTTATTCCTTATATATTGCTCTTTATAAGACGCAATATATTGTCCCTTAAAGGCAATATAGATGTTAAGACACAATATATTGCCCATTATGCTTCTCTGGTAAAATCATGTCAGATTACACTAAAACAGTAGACTTTGCCATCAAAGATTCGCTACCGACAGGTAATGCGAATAAAGTTGTTAAAGGCACTGAGATTGATACAGAGTTTAATAACATAGCTACGGCGATAGCTACAAAGAGTAATACAGCTTCGCCTACGTTTACTGGCACTGTCACTATTCCAACGGCGGACATCAATGCAGGCGCTATTGATGGAACAGCGATTGGAGCCTCCTCAGCCTCTACAGGCGCTTTCACAACACTGACAGCCTCTGGAGCTACAACTCTCAACGGCAACACCACTATCGGTAATGCTTCAGGAGACTCTCTAGATTTCCACCCTGCTGCGTGGACGTTGAATAACGCTGTTTCCGTAACTGGAACTTGGACAGACCTCGGCACAGTCACCACGGTTGATATTAACGGCGGTACTGTTGGTGGTGTAACCCTTGACGGTACGATTTCCGGTACGCCGACATGGGCCTCTACTCAGGCGGTAAATATCAGTGGTACGGCCCCTGCTGGAACCCTCACAGGCACCACCCTTGCCGCTAACGTTGTCTCCTCCTCCCTGACCAGTCTTGGTACCATTACCAGCCTTGTAGCGACTACAGCGGATATTAACGGCGGCACAGGTGACAACTTTGTACTAGGAGCCAACACCCCAGCAGCAGCGACGGTGACTGCCTTTACAAGTAATGGTATTGATGATAATGCGACTGCTACGGTTCTGCTTCTGGGTGACTCAGAAGTGGTTAGTCTGCAACCTGTTCGCGTTGGCACTGAAAGCGCAACCTTCCCGCATGGAATTACTGGTTTTTACGCTACCAACTCGGTAAATGGCGCGGAATTGGTGCTTAAAAACACAGGGGGTTTGAGTAGCGGTGAGTTTGTTGGCGGCGT